GGCTGCGCAAACCTCATATCCGGACCGCACCGCATATACAAGTTAACTTCAACACCGGCTCCGGTGCCTCCGTAAACGCTTGTGTCGCCAGGTGCGACAAGCGGATTAAGGACGGATACAGTTAAAACTCCCATATCTTTCTCGGCATCAAATATCGTATGGATATCAAAAGCTGTTGTATTATCTTGACGAGGATTGAAACTGTTTTGAGTTACTGAACGATTTTTAAGAAAAATCTCAGAAGAAACATAATCAATCTCGATTTCAGCTTCATGAGCTTCAGAGATATCCAAAATAACAATTGAACGCCGAGTTACATCAGTGGATACTAGATCAGTGATCGCAGGAGCAGCATTATTACTACAAGGATCGAATGCAATCAACAAGGCACCAGAATGGTACTTTGATGCTACAACTTCGAGTCTGTAAATAATCGAACCACGCCAGAATCGAAAAACTTCACCTATGTATCCAGCTGGGTTGAGTTGTCCGTAGGTATTGCCACCGGCGTCAGGACCAGATTTACGACAAACAGTGCTGCATACAGTAGTAGATAAAATAGCTGTAGTTGCACCTGCTGTTACAAATTGTCCGACAGCGCCTAGCCATCGACCTGCAGTAACCCATTGTTCTCTTTGTACAATACTACTAAAAGCCATATCATCAGTCGGCTCAGCGCCTACTACAGTAGGATCAACTGTCAGTTCACACTTAGGATCAAGTGACAGAGGAGCTGCCGTTGAAAGACCTGATGTAGTTGCAGTATTAGAGAACAATCTTAGATTTACGGGGGCGGCACCAGCTATCATAGGTGGATTTGAAAATCCAAATAATTTAGCTATGTTGCCTACAGCACTAGCCCCGATACTAGTTGCTCTTGCAAATTTTCCTATTACAGGAATAGCAGCAAGAGCATCAGCAGCTTTAGCGATGGCAGAAGCAGGCCCGGAAACTATACCGTTGGCCTCATCTGTCTCATCCTTTTCAGTTACGCTGCCTGTTGCTGTAAATTTGACTTTCTTTTTGGGAGTAGATGCCTTGCTTTTAGGCTTCATCGTACCGGAAGTCTGTTCCATAATAGTAGGAACAGACAATTCGATATCTGTAGCTCTAACGAAAAAGGCAATCTTAGCTGCATCAGTAGCATTTGGATTCGCCATATGAAAGTCATTAAGAGTGTAATAAATGAGTGTTCCCAAATCATCCACAGCATCGGGAGTATCATGGGCAACAGAAATATAATTGCGAGAACTAATAAAAGGAATAGTTAGTTCAACTATATTATTTTCTGATGCTTTGATCATCCCTTTGATGGGAAAAGTAGAAATATACTGCTGAAAATTAGCACGATTCCAATACGCAGATGCGCGGGTATCGTAAGCTTGGCTAGCAATAGTATTACTATTATGATAAGGGGAATAAACACACATAAAATTACCATAATGGAATGGTGAAAAACTAGGAACGATGCGTACAACTAGATTACATTTAATATATGCAAAGTTTCTAAGTTTATCTTTAATAAACGGGTGATTTCGCCAATCTTCCCATATCTGTATTTTACCAAGATAAGTACTAGTAGCAATTGAAATGGACAATTCAGTCAACTTCACTTCTCTTTCTAAGGAGGAAGAGAAGGGATAGACTGAGGTTCCGGCTCCAAAGCTGGAAGACTGGTTGGCATAATACTGGGTATAGGTATTATCTTTGGCGATGGTGTGGACGTTCTCAGTACTTTGATTTCCTGCCGTGACAGAAGCTGATGCTCCAAGAAGCACAGAGGTATCTGAAGTAGCATGAGGCACAGGACCACTATCGCCCGTTGTTGGTTGGTTGTTAGATTTGTTAAATTCATTATCCATAAAATATATGCCCTGCGAGGGCGCGCGTCAAGTTCCATTTATAATCTCGAGCCATTAATATTAGTGTACAAAACTTTATAATCAAATAGGGGCTATGAAACTCCGCGATATTAAGTAACCGCTTAAACTGTGAACGTATTATCTTCAATAAGATCAAAAATGAAACTCGTCCACGACGTTTCATTATTCTTAATGATACGCTTGTGCATCTCTTCGTAACTATAGTAATTCATAGAATACCCACAGTCATTCATGAGGCACTTCAAACGATCAATATTTAAGTTATATTCATCTCTGCCGTATTGAAAGAATTCAAACATGGCACTTTGAGCGGAAGCAATAACCTTTTCCTTATCGGATAAAGGACCATCGTTCAACGCAATAGTTAACATTTTACCAATTGATGATTTATCAATAGGACAGAGATAATGATCAATCTCAGGATCATATACAAATTTTCGTTTTCCGATAGATACTTCGGAAATGTTAGTAGAGCCACGGGGATCCGCAGTCTTGCTAGCATTTGTATATTGATACCCGACTTGATTAAAGAATTTTTGGATAGACTGAAAGTTGAAGAATTCAACAGCTTGATCAGAAACGGTATATAAATTATCGTCTCCTAGAGCTGTAAACTCTACATTTCTTTCAAAATCTTCCAAACTGGCAGCAAGCG